TTCGTCGGGAACCAGGGCGTGGTCTGGGGTGCCTTTAGCGGCGGGCAGGGGAATTTTAACCTCGTGCAGGTTGCCTCCTCGAGCGAGTGAGACAGTGGGGGTCCGCTGGCCGAGCAACAGCTCCGCGCGGAAGGCCGTCCGCTCGTGTGCGTCAAAATCAAAGGCCTGGCACCACCCCAACGCTCGCGCCTCATCGATCCTGTGATCGAACCTGCCTCGGCTCTGGCTTGAACCGCGTCTCCACCGCCACCAGCACGGCCGGATCAGGCCGAACCATTCCGTCTTTGCGCCGGGTTAGGCAGAAGTGTTCTATATTTGTCGGGAGTTAGTCAGAAGGGTTCCGTCCAGTTACCTTAAGTTCGGCTCCGCGGAGGGGAAACCGTGCGATCCAAGACAGTAGCGCTGATCCTTGGTTTCAGTGTGTTCGCGCCACTGCTCCTGCTCCAATTGGCAGGCCGGGAGCAGGGCCATTTCTCCACCTTAATTGGGGTGATCGACCCCGACCCGGTGCGCGCGCAGCGGGAGAGCTATCGGATGAATCGGCACGGGGTAATTTGGCACCATGGCTGGCCGCTACCATTTGTCAAGCGCGTAGGTTGCTTCGCCGACGTCTACCCGGGAGACGAACCTTGGACTGCTGGCGGCTGGGCGTTTTGGAGCGGGGTCGTCGCGTGGCACCCGGGCGCCTTGGCCCTTGATCTCGGCCTTTGCGCTAGCGTCGCAGTTGTGGTTGGCTGGATCGGCTGTGGTTGGGTGGATCGGCTGGTTCCGGCTAACGGCGGGACGTGAACTGCCAAGATCGAAGAATCGCCGAATCAATGGTTCAGGCAGCATGAGCTGAACCCGGCCCGGGGAACGTGTTCATCTCCGAAACCGAAGTCCATACCGCGTTCGACAGATCAACCTGCCAACCGTCCGGGTCGATGCCCACTTTGACCGACCAGCGCTCGGTCCCACAGTCCCAGACGTACCCCACGATCCCGAGCAAGCCCAACGCCACCAGCACGGCCAACGCGAGAACGACCACGCGCGCCGCACGCTGTGCTTTGCGACTGTTCATGGATTCCCCCGGAGGTAACGAGCGAGAAGGCTTCCAGTTTGGCGGACCGCGGGACGGATTGCAAGGGAATCTGGGTGGATCGGTCCTTGACGGGGCAGCTTGCGTGTGATCTAATCGAACCGCTGCGAATGGTGAGCGTGGACCGGTCCTAAAAGCCAGTTTGTCGTGGCCCGTTTGGGGGAGCACAACGATGCACAGAGTATTCTGGGCGCTCTCAACCTTGGCATTCCTCACCGGCTCGGTGACACCTGCCAATGCTGATTCCATCTACTGGGGGGATTTTGCCGGGCTCATTGAGCGCGCTAACCTTGACGGTAGTGGTCGGACCACGCTCGTGACGGGTTTAACCAGTCCTTTCGGTATCGCTCTGGACATCCCCGGCGACAAGATCTATTGGGCTGACGCCAATGGCCGCGAGATTGGCCGGGCCAATCTCGACGGAACCGGACGTACTACCCTCGTAAGTGGTCTGATCGGTCCAGTTGGCATCGCCCTGAACACCGCGGCCAACCAAATGTACTGGACCGATACCTTCCGTATCCAGCGCGCGAATTTCGACGGTACGGGTGTTACCACGCTTGTCACAGGTTTGGGAAATGCGGACGGGATGGCTTTGGACCTCAGGGCCGGCAAGATGTATTGGATAGACCGATCGACAGGCATTGAACAGGCTAACCTTGATGGCTCCGGGCGCAGGACGATCATACCGGGTGCGAACAGCTTTTTCTTTCTCGATGTGGATCCTGTCACCGGTAAGATGTATTGGACTGATGTGGGTCGAGGTGTAATCGAAGACGCCAACCTTGACGGCACCGGCCGTGCCACTCTGCTCTCTGGGCTGAATGGTCCAACTGGTGTTGCTTTAGATCTTGCCGACGAGCGGATCTACTGGGCCAGTCTGGGTGGAACCATCGAGTATGCTAACCTTGACGGCACGGGCCGTGCCACACTTCTCTCGGGGCTGACAAGTCCAGAAGGTATCGCACTCCAGCTTTCAAACGTTCCGGAACCAACCAGTCTGACGATTTTTGGCATCGGTCTCGCAGTCTTGGCGGCCTATGGTTGGCGACGCGTCGGCTGTGCGGGAATGAGTCGATAGCTCACAGAGAGTGGGGCCTTTTGTCGACCAGCCTCTCTTTATTACCCCCACACCTTTCTGGTCTACTTCCGGGTACGCCACTTCCTCGGACCCGGAGAGACCCCATGCGTCCCTTTCCCCAAGACCAGCCCACCACTGAAGGCCCGCTCGGCTTCCCGCTCACCGACCGCCAAGCCATCGCCTTGGACGCCATCCTCAAGGCCCTGCCCAAGGATGACGCCTTCCGCTACCGCAAGGCGGTCATCACCAAGGGCCCTTCCGAAGTGCTGCCCGGCGAACGAACGGACGTTTCCTGGATCAGCACAGAGGACCCGGACCGCACGGCGGAAGTCGTCGTTGCCCGTGGCATGAATGACTCGCAGTTCAAGCAGAACCCGATTGTCACCATGCAGCACTGCTACCACTTGCCACCGGTGGGTAAATCGCTGTGGCGCAAAGTGGTGCGCGATGGGCCGATGATCGGCGTTAAGGCGAAGACGCAGTATCCGGCCCGGCCGAAGGATTGGCCGGCGGAGCAGCCCTGGCCGGCGGACGTGGCCCTCTCGCTCGTCCAGGCGGACTTACTGCGCGGGAAGTCCATTGGTTTTCTGCCGACGAAGGTGCATCAGCCGAAGACGGACGAAATCCAACTGCGCGGTTGGCAGGAGAACGTGGATTTGGTTATCGACGAATGGATTCTCCTCGAATATGCCTGCACATTCCTGCCGGCACAGCAGAACGCGGTCGTGGAACAGGTATCGAAGGGATTGGCGATTCCGGGGGAGTTTCTCAGCATCATGGGCATTGAGGTTGACCCAGCGCTGTGCCACGGTCTCCCGACCGTGGCACGGTCAGGAGACCGTGCCACAACAGGGGTCACCACTCACGACTCACCAGTCTCCTATTTCACACCACTGGAAGAGATCGAAAAGGCCATAGAGCGTCAAATCAGCAGCATCGACATCCGCAAGCTAGCGGACCAGGCGGCGGTTTCCGTATTGGATAGCCACCGGGGCCGCGTTTAGCATCGAACTTACGAGTGGCGAGTGGCGAAAGAAGGACCAAGCATTTCTTTCTCGCCACTCACCACTCCACAAAAACCGCTAGGGACTAGCCGGCTACGGGACCACCATGCCGTTGAGGGTCACGTCCACGTAATCGACCGACGTGCCAGGATCTGTGATGTACGTATAGATCCGGAAGGTCACCGCGGATAGGCCCTGAAAGGCGGGGCCGCTCAGGTCGACCAGGAAGGGTGTGAGTTCGGGCCGTTGGGTCGGCACTTCCTGGGTGTCGATATTGCTGGCGAACCCGTCCACGTCGGACCGCAGCACCCAGCCGCGGGGCGTGCTGACGCCGCCGCGAGCAGCGAAGAAAACCAGGCTGTCCAGCGCGAGGGAGAGGCCCGGGTTGACTGCGACCGTGAATTGGAAGTACGCGTCGTCGTCAACCGCATCCTCAGGAGTGCACGCACAGCATACGACGATGCACGGGTCGATGCGGAGCACCGGCCTGCCATATGGAGGGTCGCGGTCGGCGATCCAGGGCTCGAAGGAGTCAGGCAGGGTGTCGCTGAGGGAGATGTCGGTCGCGATCGCGTTAGGGTCGACGGTGGTCGGCGCGAACTCCGGACCCGTCCTGTCACGGCTCTCCGGAGGTTGAGACAGGGGGAAGGCATACTGGACAATCACGTCTGCCTGGGCGGGGCCTGCCCCGACGACCGGCAGCACTAAGCTGATGAGAAGGGCCAAGAACCGGAAACGAACTGCTAAAGGCGTCATGGTGGAAACCTCCTTGGGCAAGAAACTGAAGAAGAGTCTGTGCCTACACCAAACCATGAATTCCCGCGAGCTGCACACCCCAACCGCTCTGGCTCCCAAGGGCCGATTACTGAAATAGTGCCAGCGCGCCACCGAGTCCGGACGCGCGCACGACCACAAGAAACAAGGTCGAAGAAAACTGTTTGGAGATTTAATTAAGAGACAGGTGGTCCGTGAAAAGCGCGCCACGTCTCCCTGAGTCGCTTCCCAAGCAAGCCGCCTTCGGCTCCGGTTCTTGTCCTGTTCTCTGGATCACCCATCATTAGAATGGGGTCGCACGCTGAAGTCAAGAGATTTTTCCGGATTTTTCAATTTTGTCTGAGGCCGTCGCAAAAAGGGTTGCCTTTCCTTGCTGGCGACAAGGATCTTTCGGAATCCGAAGTCGTAGCGCAGAGAAAGGAAAAGGCCATAGAGCGTCAAATCAGCGGCATCGACATCCGCAAGCTGGCAGACCAGGCGGTGGTTTCCGTATTGGATAGCCACCGGGGCCGCGTTTAGCATCGACCTAACGAGGGGCGAGAGGCGAGAGATGAGAGGCGAGAGAAGGCGGGTTGTTTCCTGTCTTTTTCTCGCCCCTCGCCCCACGCCTCTCGCCTCTCAGCAAAGCCGTTAGGGCTCACGCCGCCACAGGTAGACGCCAAGCTACCCAACGGCAGGACCTGGAGACGGACCGGCAAATCAGTCATTCGTCATTGGTCATTAGTCATTCGTCACTAGCATCGACTCACCACGTTCCTGCTAATGACCAAGGACTAAGGACCAAGGACCATTCTGAACGGGGAACAAGATGTTAGTCAAACTAAAGTCGCATTTCATGGGGAGTGCGGCCGGGAAGGTTATGGATGTCAGCGAGGCCGACGGGAAGACGCTGATCGAGAAAGGGATCGCGGACCCGGCGGGGGACGATGCGCTAACGCCGATCATCGCCAAGGTGACCGATGGGCTCATGACTGAGCTCAACGAGTCGGTCGGCGCGATTATCGACGCTACCCTCAAACGCTTTCAGGAGGCGCAGGAACAGGCCGGGCGGCACGCGGTGCCCGCCATCTTCGGCGACGGGCAGGCCGGCGACACGAAGCACAACTTCGGCGATTGGTTGCACCACGCGATCAAAGCCGTGACGGGCAAAGGCCGGGAACCGATGGAGGCGGCCGACTACCTGGAGAAGGAGTACCGGCAGTCGGTCTATCAGCAGAAGGCGGCCTTAGGGGAGTCGTCGGGCGTGACGGGCGGTTACACGGTGCCGACGCAGTTCGCCGACCAGATCCAGCTCTTGATGGCCGAGGACACATTCGTTCGGCCGCGGGCGTTTGTGCAGCCGATGGCGTCGGCGGTCATGGCCATCCCGTATCTCGACGTGACCACCGCCCAACCGGCCGGGGTTTCGGCCTTTTACGGTGGCATGCAGGCGGCATGGACGGCCGAGGCTCAGACCCGCACCGAGTATGAGCCCCAATTCAAACAGTTGGAACTCCGGCCGTGGGAACTCTCCGCCTACTCGGTCAGCTCCAACGTGCTGCTCCAGGACTCGGCGATCGGCCTGGAGAAGTTCCTGATGACGCTGTTCGCCAAAGTCATCGGCTGGACCGAGGAGTACGCGTTCCTCCAGGGCAACGGGGCCGGCAAGCCGCTCGGCATGCTCACCTGTCCCGCCCTGATCACGACGGTGCGGACCACGGCCGGCAAGATCAAGTACGCCGACGTGGCCAACCTCATCAGCCGCATCCTGCCCAGCTCGTTCGCCCGCGCCATCTGGGTCGCGCACCCCTACGACCTCGTCGACCTCGTTCAGTTGCAAGACGCCGGCGGCCGGGTGGTCTGGGTCAACGCCCTGGGCGGGGCCACGGAGAAGGTGCCTGGCTATCTGTTCGGCCGGCCCGTGTTCATCTCCGAAAAGGTCCCCACCTATGGCACGCAGGGTGACCTGTCGCTCGTCGATCCCGGCCTGTACGTGATCGGCGACCGCATGGCCCTAGAAGTGGCGGCCAGCGAGCACGTCAACTTCCTCAAGAACCAGATGACCTGGCGCATCGTCGAGCGCGTCGATGGCAGGCCCTGGGTCGAGAAGGCGATCACGCTCGCCGATGGCAGCAGCACGGTTTCGCCGTTTGTGACGATTGCAACGTAACACAGGTCATTAGTCATTGGTCATTAGATTAGCAACGCACTTTTGGCGTCGCAGCTAATGACCAATGACAAAGGACTCTTTCCATGTACCAAGAACAACTGAGCCAAGCCTTATCGCTCGGGGCGGCGGTCAATCCGGCGTCCGTGGCCGTTGGGACGGCCGACAGCGGGGGCATCGATTTGCAGAAGTTCAAGCGAGCCACCTTCGTCATCGCGGTCGGCTCGGTCGGGGCTGCGGGCACGGTAGACGCCAAGCTCCAAGAGTCCACCGACGGCGTGACCTTTACAGACCTTGCCGGCACCAACGTCAGTATCACGCAAATCACGGCCTCCAACAAACAAGCCACGTTGGAAGTCCGATCCGACCAGATTACCAAGCGCTACGTCCGCTGCCGCTCGACCGTGGGCGTTAATGCGGTCCTCCTCTGCGTGGTCGCCATCGGTGGCGAAGCAAACAACAAACCGGGCAACAAGAACGATGACGCTTCCGTGGCGCAGCGGCAGGTTGTTTCCTAGACGCGAGTAGTCAGCAGCCAGTAGTCAGTAGCCAGCATCCGGCCGGCTCTTCTCTACTGGCTACTGACTACTGACTACTGGCTTCTCCTCCATGCAAGTCCCAGCCAACGACCTCCGGCAGAACGTTCTCACCTTGGCGGTGCCGAATTGCCGGCTGCCGGGGGTCGGGTTTATGATGCGGTCGCTGTTGCCGGCAGAGGAGTTCGATCCGGATTTTCTCGGGCAGTATCTTCAGACGAGCTATTTCGATTCGCCCTCTCTAGCCCTTCGGCAAGCTCGGCTCAAAGGCGACAAGTACCTCACGCTGCGGGTCCGCTGTTACGCGCCAACACAACAGCCGGGGCGAAACTATCCGGAAGGCGTCTACGCTTTGTCCCTCAAGACCGAATCGGGGAAGTGGCGGACGCCGATCGAAGGGTGGAAGGTGGATGACGCGCTCACCAAGCCGAACGCACTCAACGTCCTGGGGGATGAACTCCCGGCCGATCTGTTGGCCCGCCTCATCGACCTCCTGGACGACGAGCCGCTCCGGCCGGCGGTCACGGTCTGCTTCACGCGCTATGCGGTCGAATCGACGACGGACAGGCTCACCCTCGACACTGCCATCGTGACGAGCAACGGCAAAGCATTCCCGACCAACGTCTTGGAGGTCAAGACGACGGCCAAGCCCTTTGAGCCGATCCCCGAAGTGATCCGCTGGGGTTTTAGCCCTATCAAATTGTCCAAGTTCCTTTGGGCCTCCACTTATGGAGTCCGCTGATGGAAAATGAGTTGTCAACCCCGCTGGGACTGCAAGACGCCCTTCGCGACTTAGTACTCGCCAACCGGGACTATCAAGAGGCCAAGAAGAAAAGAGACGCCGCTGCTCACGAGGCGGCCCAGGCAGTGGAGGCGAGCCGCGTGGCTACCGCGACATGCCACCGCGCGGCAGAGGAAGTCTATCGCCAACGCCATATTCTGGACCTCTTGATGGCGCAATACTACGGCAAGCCAAGAGGCTAAACCCGACCAGGCGGCCCGTAATCGAAAGGAGCAATCTGTGAACAGTCAGGTGCTACGCGTGTGGAAGCGGGATGGATCGTGCAACCTCCTCTCCCTCGACGCCGCCCTCAAGAACCTCCGTTATAAACGGCTGCGAGCAGACGGACAACACGCTGATGTTCGCACTGAAAAGCAAGGGGATTCTGGAAACGAAACACGCCCGGTTCACGATGCTCAACCACTGACGAACGGCAATCATCTACCTTTGAGCCGTTTGAAAGCGACCTGAGCCGGACAAGCGACGGTCGCGTTTGGCGGATTCTGGGCAGCCCAGCCTGTGTTAATTAGGCCCACGTACTCCCAGCCATCCTCAGCAAGGTTGTTAAGCTCCTCAGCTGCTTTATTGTTGTTATCTCCCCGATTGGCGTAATTGGGCGAAAGCTGACCACCTTGAATTCCCACGAGGCCTTCTTCACAGGGACTTCAGCTTCCTTCGCTTGGCCTAGAGCTACGGGATGGCAAAAGAGAGGCGCGACGACAAGCCCAGCCAGCAACGCCACAACCGCCACCACCAGTAATTTCGCGTTCATCGACGGGTCCTCCAAAAAGAGTGAATATCTATCCCGCCCACCATTCTACCGGTCGCAATGCAATCGGACGAGGGCGACATCCATGCCTAACCCCTTCGACCTGATCACCAATGCTCGCGCTCGGTCGGCGTTGCCCAGTGCGGCGACGACAGGGGCCGACGACACGGCGATCAACAACCTGATCACGGCCTGCTCGAAGGTAATTCACCGGTACTGCAAGCGGTTCTTCATCCAGCTGACCTATGACGAGCTTTACAACGGTCATGGCCAGCGGTCGCTGGTCCTTCGCAACTATCCGCTCGTTTCCGTCCAGAGTGTGCGCTATCGACCGGTCACGGTCCTGAAGATCCAGAACAGCTTGGCGAACACACCCCAGGCGCGGGTCGAAGTCATTCAGAACGGCCTGCGGTTGACGCGGGTGACGAGCGGCGTCACTACGACGGACACAAGCATCACGTGGGCCGGCAATCTGACCATCCTCGCGGTCCAGAACGCCGTCAGCGCCCTCGGCAGCGGCTGGTCCGCGGTGGGCCAGGGGTACGATCAATGGCCTTCCGCCGATCTCTACACGCCCAACGGCATCAGCGGCGCCAATGACCCGGGCGTCGCCTGCCAGGGAGCCCTGACCGCGGCCGGGCAGTTCGCCGAGCTGAAGATGCACACCTACGAGCTGGCCGGCTACCAGATCAACGAGCGCCAGGGCTGGCTCTTGCGGGCCATCCCTTACACCGACCCCGAGCTGCTCCATCCCGAGGACCTGATTTGGCCGGTCGGGATCAATAACTTTCGCGTCCAGTACACAGCCGGCTATCCGACGATTCCCGAGGACGTTCAAGAGGCCTGCGCCCAGCTCGTCGCCTATCACTTCCGACTCGGCCCGCGTGAAACCCCCGATGTCCCGATCCCCCCAGCCATCGCGCAGTTACTGACCACGTACCGGGCGCACCGGATCAGCATTCCTGGCGGATAAGGAGAGTAGCCAGTAGTCAGTAGTCAGTAGCCAGCATCGGCCCGGCTCTTTTTTCTACTGACTACTGACTACTGGCTACTGACTACTTTTTGGAGGTATTGCAATGCCTGGCTCAGCATTCGGCGGCAGAAAAGAACGCAAGACAGCCTTCGGCTACCATCGGCTCAAGGCCGGCGGCGCGGGGAGCGACGAAAGCATCTCCGTGTCGAGCCAACAGCAGCAGCGGACCATCACCTACATGCCGCCCCCGGAGTCGTTTTTCCCGGCTGTCTGCGACGTACACACGGCTCTCCCGGGGCCAACACCCGGACCGAGCCGGCTCCAGCTCGTCAGCATCCTGCTCACCGGCGATTACTTCGAGGGGCAGCGGCAGAAAATCGAGGCCGGCCAAGGCTACACCCATGTCGCCCTGTTCGACCCGACCGTTGAAATCCGCGACCTGTACACCGGCGCCAGCGCGTCGCCCGGCGGATTCCCGGACTTCCTGGCGATCCCGGCGGCGCAGACGAACAACTACTGGAAGGTGCTTTTCTCGTTCGTCACGGTCATCCCTACACTTGGCCGTCGCAAGGTCGTCGTCCTCGACCGCTTTAGCGCGCCCGGGGATTGGACGACGCTGGTGTAAGTCCGTAGTCCTAAACGGGCCTTACACAGCCTCATCTAGATTTTTCGCGATCCATGACGGTTGACAATTGAGCAGGGATTGCTTGATGGGTTTCGCGCAACCGTAATCACTGAGAACCTTCTTGGTGAGTTTAAAAGTCCACTCAGGGACCGTGGGTCCAATTACTATCTCCTCAATCAGTTCATTCAGGTCCACATCGACATCAAGTCCCTTAGGCATATCGACTTTCCCGATCATATTCATGTCAATCATCTCACCGGCTCTCCAAATGTATGCGCGTAGTTCTCTTTCATGCTCGAAGCTTTTGTGCTTGCACAAACATGGCGAGACGGGATTCGAAGGATCGATAAAACCTTTGTCGTGATCTATATACACCACTTTAGCGAACTGTATTATCTCTTTACACGGCCGATCCATTATTGCTTTAAGCCTTCCGAACCTGGATATAACTGCTACTCCTTTATTCCCTTGAGCATAGAGCTTCCACATCGCATCCGATTCCCCATCGTTTAGGTGCCAACAGTTTACGAACACCGTATGACGGAGCATCAGGCTTGCAAATTGTGGATCAAGCATGCGCAGCTTCCTTTGTAGCTCCTCAGGCTTCCCAACGCGGCAAGTAGCCCTGACCCATTCCACGAACCAGCGAGCGTTTTCCTTCGGCCAGCATCCCTCGAAAGGATCATTGAATTCGTCGAGCCGTGTAAAGTGCAATTGCTTTCTAGCGAGCAAAAACACGAAGTTCGTGAAATCCATGTAACGCCAAATCATATCGTGGTCACCCGGGACTTGGGCAGACAAAGAATCCATAGGCTCCCTCTTTGGTTAGACAAATTTCTCGATAGCAACTCTGCTCTTGTTTACCCTTCGACTGTCAAGGCACAGTAGACCTTACCAGCACGGGACTCCCTTCCTCAAACGCCTCTCCGGCTGGTCGGCACCAGCCGGAGAGGTCCCGCCTTCTTGGAGGCGAGCCATGAACCAAGCCGGGCCGAGCATCGACAAAGACATCCTTCAAGCGATCAAGGACATCCCGCCTGCCCTCAACAAGCTCACGGCCACCATTCAGGACGTTCCCAAGCAGACCGAGCTGGCTAAGGCCGTCTGGTGGGACGGGGCCATGCACGGCTGCTCTTGCACGCTGGTCATTACGGTCATCCTCATTTCCCTGTTGCGAAGACGCCAATGAAACACCCACTACGGTTCATTCTATCTGTTGTTTACTGCCTCCTATCGACCGTCTACGCCGGTTCGCCGGCGCCCGATGGCACAGAACCGCAGGTTGACTTCCCAGAGAGTCAATGGATGAAGAACGTCGGCTCGCGGATCGACGGGGCCGGCATGTGTGTCTTCACGTCGTTCGAGCTGGCCTGCCATTGGGCGGGGCTTGAGGAATTCCGGGGCTTCCGCGATTGGTGCGCGGCCAAGTTCGCCGGCGGCGGGTATCCCCAGAAGCTCGCCAAGCTTGTGGACGCCTACTGCAAGGAGAAAGGCATCACCCGGCCGCAGTTCATCCAGTACGAAGGGCCTGACACGGCTTTGCTCGAAGCGGCACTCAAGAACGGCTGGCTGCCGTGTACCACGCTCTACCATTCGCCGCGCTACGGCCGTGGCATGATCTATCACATGGTCAACATCGCCCACCTGGATTCCAAGTGGGGCGCGATCCAGGATAACAACTTCCAGCCCTACGAATGGTCTTCGAGGAACGAGGCCATTTCCCGCTTGAAGCTGAACGGCAAACTCTGGTGTGTCGTGATCCTCTCGCCCGGTCCGCCACCGCCACCCACCAACTGAGGGGCGAGGGGTGAGGGGCGAGGGGCGAGAAAGAAGGCCTTTCTACTCGTCCCTCGCCCCTCGCCCCTCGCCACTAGGACTGAGGTACCTATGAACGCATTGCTTTTCGCATCGCTCGTCTTGGGCGGCTGGGGCTCCAGTGGGTGTGGCTCGGTCGAGCCCATTGCGGTCCACAGCGAGTACGAATGGCGCGCTGAAGGCAAGATCTACCGGATGTACTGGAGGGGCCGGCCGACCAATCGCACTGCGCCGCGTTGCGACTGCGGTTGCACGTGCAATTCGGAATGCACCTGCAACACCGGCGGCGAGCCTTGCAGTGCTGATTGCACTTGTGCGCCGCAAGCCCAAAAGCTGTCCAACAACCACGGGTTGATCGTCGACAAGCTCCTGAACGGCGACAAGCGCGAAGCCTTCTATCTCGGCGACCGGGAGATCGGCGCCGATGAGGTCCCGGACGTATCCGCCAAGCCGTACCTCACGATCGTTTCAGCCGACCCGGCAGTCCGGCAACGCATCCTCCGCGACCTCGATCAAGCCGGCTTGCGGAACAAGTTCCAGGTCCAGGCCGAAGCCCGAGCGATTGGCAACTGAGCCTCCACAAACTCGACCAGGATCAACGCTTCCAGCGCAGCAACCTGTTAGTTCTGGTGCAAGACCCGCCCAACCAAAACGGTTGGGGCAAAGTGCGGCACGCCCTCTACGACTATGACGGCGTGGAGAGCCTGCGCAAGATCGACCCGGCCTACGACCCCAACAAGAACCCCGACGGCAAAACGTCGACGCCGACTTCCATCACCATTCCGCCGAACGTGCTCTGGCTGGCCGGCGCCGGCATCCTGGCTCTACTTATCTTGAGGAGACGATCATGAACATTGAGCTGACCCAACTTGGAATCTACGCAGGCATTCTGCTCTTGGGCTGGTTCCTGCGGCACAAGGGAATCCCATTCCCCGACCCCACGCCGCCCGCCAACGACCCCCACACGCCACCCTGGCTGGCCGAGCTCAAGGCCCTGTTGCTGCTGCTCCTAAAGCAGTTCCCGAACGGCCCGGCGCCCCAAACTACCACTAACGGTAACACACACACCACAACGGTACCTATTCAGGTGCCGATCACCGCTCAGGTTGGGAACCCGAACCCCTAAAACTCTATGCGTTGTCTCAGCCTCATGCAGCCGTGGGCCACGCTCGTTGTGTGCGGTCTCAAAGAGTACGAGACGCGCCGCTGGTCCACGGCTCATCGCGGTCCTCTGGCGATCCACGCTAGCAAGCGCTTCGACTACGACGTGCAGGTCCTCTGCGAACAGGAGCCGTTCAAGTCCCTCCTAACCGGCCTCGGCTACGAGAATCGCAACGACCTACCCCGCGGCGTCCTGCTCGGCACCGTCGAGCTGCTGGAATGCATACCGACGAACCTGCTCAACCCATCGCCGGAAGAGAAGATCCTGGGCGACTGGCGGCCTGGACGGTTCGCCTGGAAGCTTGCAAACCCGCACCGGCTGGAAGTACCCGTGCCCATGGCAGGCCGCCTCGGGATATTTGAGCTTCCGGATCAAATCGCGGCTCGGTCGCGCCCCAAGGCCTGAACGCGACACTTCAAACGCACCCCTACTGCACATCAGCTCACTAGGACAGCGCTACAGAACGGCCCGACCCCTAGGGCCTGTTGACGTTCCAGAATTCAAGGTGGAACGTCTAGAGTTAGTTTAGCAGCACGAAGATGGACGCGAGCGAGACGACAGCAAGAAAATT